ACCGTGCGCAGCGTGTTCGAGCTGCTCAACCAGCAGCTGCCGCGCAACATCTACGAGGCCCAGTGCGACCGCACGGTCTATGACGCGGGCTGTGCGCTCTCGCGTGCCACCTACACCAGCACGGCCACGGTGACCACGGCGGGCGACCCGCTCAAGCTGAGCTTCTCGGCCAGCGGGCTCACCCAGTCGGCGGGCTACTTTGTCCTGGGGGCTGTGCGCTTCGTGACAGGCGGCAACGCGGGAGTTTTGCGCACGGTGCGAGGCCACGCCGCCGGCGGCGCCCTCACGCTCGTGCAGCCCACGCCTGTGGCCGTGGCGGTGGGGGACCAGATCCAGATCTACCCGGGCTGCGACCGCAGCAAGGCCACGTGTGTGGACCGGTTCAACAACCGGATTCGCTTTCGTGGCACGCCCTACATCCCAGCCGCCGAGACCGTCCTATGAGCACACGCGCCATCGTCACCGCCGAGGCCAGGCGGTGGATCGGCACGCCCTACCACCACCACGGGCGCGTGCTCGGGGCGGGGGTGGACTGCGTGCAGATCCTGTGCGCTGTGTATGAGGCGGCCGGCCTCATCCCAGCTACCGACCCGGGCAACTACGCCCGCGATTGGCACCTGTCCAGAACCGACGAGCTCTACCTGCAGGGCCTGCAGACCATGGACGCTCAGCCCACTGACGAGCCCCAGGCCGGTGACGTGGCCATGTTCCGCTTCGGGCGGACCTGGAGCCATGGCGGCATCCTCATCGAGCCCGACCTGGTGTTGCACGCATACCTGGGCATGGGCGTGATCCTGACCCGACTCAGCGAGGCGCCCTTGGCTGGCAGGCCCGCACGCTTCTACACACTCAAAGGACTGACCTGACATGGGCGGCGCACAAACCATCAGCACGAGCGAAACCAAGGCTGAGGCCCTGGTGTTGCAGTCCAGCGCCTATGGCGTCACCAAAGCCGTGGTGCACGGCTCAGCTCGCGTGCCCGGCAACCTTGTCTACTACGCTGACTTTCGGGCCATCCCGCACGTCACGCGAGACAACGGCGGCGGCGGTGGCAAGGGTGGCGGCGTGCAGACCGAAAACACGGCCTACACCTACTCGGCCAGCCTGGTCATGCTGGTGTGCGAGGGTGTGACAGCTGGGCCCAGCGCGATCACACGCGTGTGGCGTGGCAAGGCCGTCGTGTCTGGTCTGGATGCCCTCGCCCAGATCGGCGCCAGCCTCATCCCTGGCGGTGACTCGCAAGCCGTGTGGTCACCGCTCACCACCATCGGCGGGGGTGCTTTCGCGCAGAACTACTCCGGGATGATGGGCGTGGCCGCGCAGGACTACAACTTGGGCAGCAGCGCACAGGTTGAAAACCACTCGTTTGAGGTGCGGTGCGCTGGCGTGTTTGACCTGGGCGGCACCTACACCTGGGATGCTGACCCGTCCCTCGTGGCGCAAGACTGGCTCACCAACAAGCGCTGGGGTATCGGCCTTGACGCTGGCCAGGTGGCTGACCTGTCGGCCTACTCGGCCTACTGCCGGGGCGCTGATTTGCTGCTGTCCCCAGCTCTCACCGAGCAGGCTGCAGCGAGCGAGCGCCTCAAGGCCCTGGGCGAGCTGACGAACTCGCGCGTGGTGCTGGTCGACCAGCAAGTGCACATCGTGCCCCTGGGAGACGAAGAGCAAAGCGGCAACGGCGTGACCTACTACCCCGACACCACGCCCATCTACGACCTCACGCTCGACCACTTCCTGAGCGACCCTGGCCAGCCCGCGGTGCGCATCAAGCGCAAGACGCCGGCCGATGCTTACAACTCGGTCAAGGTCGAGTACCTGGACCGGTCCAACGACTACAACGTGGCCGTGGCCACGGCGCAGGATCAGGCCAGCATCGAGCAATACGGGCTCAAGGTGGCGCCCACGATCACGGCGCACTGGGTGTGCGATGGCACAACAGCCGACGCTGTCGCCCAGATCGCACTCAAGCGCTTCCGGTACATCCTCAACAGCTACACCTTCGCGCTGCCCTGGAACTTCGCGCGCCTGGTGCCCACCAACATCGTGACGCTGCAGGATGCCGACGAGGGCCTGGTGCGCACGCCGGTGCGCATCACCACCATCACCGAAGACGACGGCGGCTTCACGATTGACGCCGAGGACTTCCCCCACGCGGTGGCCGGCCGCAGCACTTACGCCTTGCAGGGCCTGGAAGGCTTCCGGCACGATTACAACGCGGCGCCCGGTGCCGTGGTGACACCGGTATTCATCGAGCCGCCCATCGAGTTGACCACGACCGGGCTGGAAGTATGGGTGGCCGTCACAGGCAATGGCCCGAACTGGGGCGGCTGCCAGGTGTGGATCAGTGCGGACGGCACGAATTACAAGCAGGCGGGCAATATCTACGGTGGTGCCCGGTACGGGATCACAATGGCCAATTTGACCGCGTCTGCATCCTCTGGCCTCGAGGTGCTGCTGACCGGCATTGGTGGCCAGATCCTGAACGGATCTGCAGCTGAGGCCGCGAATTTGTCTACCCTGTGCTGGGTGCGTGGCACTGGCTCAGGCGACAAACCCGAGCTGATCGCGTACACCACCGCCACCCTGACGAGCACCGACGCCTATACGCTGGACGGCCTGGTGCGCTCGGCCTATGAAAGCGGCAACACCGCGCACGCGACTGGCTCACAGTTTGCACGTCTGGACAAGGGGATTTACAAGAGCGACCCGCTGCAGCCCTCTGCCGTGGGTCAGACGGTGCACTTCAAATTCCAGAGTTTCAACCTGCTGGGCAAAGCGCTGGAAGATTTGGCAGGCTGCACAGAGTATGTCTACACCGTGCGCGGCGACATGCTCAGCCTGCCGTGCGAGGCGGTGAGCGGCCTGACTGCCACGCAGCAGCCCGGCGGCGTGCTGCTGAGCTGGCATGCGCCGAGCAACATGGGCATCCATGCGTACACCGTGCTCAAGCTCGGCACGGGCGCCTGGTCGGCTGCCACCGAGATCTGGTCGGGCAACGCGTCAAGCTGGACTTGGCCCTGGCCGGATGCCGGGAGCTACACGATCCAGGCCAAGCACGTGGACATTTTTGGCGCTGAGTCAGCAGCGGTTGAGGTGCTGGCCGTGACTGTGGATGGCAGTGTGCAGCTGCAGACCCAGCATTTGACGGCGGGGGTGGCTACGGATATTCATGTGCAGTCGACATCTGGCATGGTCACAGTGACGGCCATGTCTGGTGTGGGTGGATTCACCGGAATCACCGAGCTGTGCAGGTTGTCAGTGACAACGGATTCGAGCATTGGATCGACGGTCGATGTGCTTATCACGATGAACGCTGATGAATATTTGGAGGCGTGGTCAGGCGGATCTGGGAGTTACAGCAATCTTGCTTTGCGTGATGCGGATACTGGTTACAGCTACGGTGCCTGGGGTTCTTCTGGTATTGCAAATGGCAGCGTATACCGTGCGCCAACGGCCAGGACAATACGATGCACCATACCTACAGGGGTGACAAAGACATTTATTTTTGGAGCAAAGAAATGGTATTTTGATGATATTTACCATATCTCTAACATCCAAATGCGCGCCGAAGTCATCAAGCGCTGACGAGCCTTTGAATATAAGGACAGCAAATGAACAAATCAAATGAGGCTCCACCTGCCAGTGTGGAAGATCAGATCGCGGCCATCAACGAGCGCCTCGATGCCGGATCCAAACGCATGAAGGGCATCGAAGAGGCCCTGACCACCAACACCGAAATCACCCAGGACATCCACGACGTCATCGTCGCTGCTCGGGTCGGCTTCCGCGTGCTGGGTGGTCTGGGCCAGGCGGTGAAGTGGGTGGGCATGGTCGCCACAGGGGCGCTAGGGCTGTGGGCGTTTTTGGTGGCGTTGAAACAAGGCGGCCCTGGGCCGAAGTGAGGTAAGCATGTTCACAGCACTTTTTTCATTTCTCGGCGGCTCGGTGTTCCGAATGATTTGGGGCGAGGTCTCGGCGTGGCTCACAGCAAAGCAAGACCACAGCCAGGAGATGGAGCGCATGCGCCTGCAGGCCGAGCTGGATGCCGCTCAGCATGAGCGCAACCTGGAGGCGCAGCGCCTGCAGGCCGAGCTGGGTGTCAAGGTGATCGAGGCGCAGCGTGAGGCTGACGTGTCGCGCATCGAGGCCGATGGCTGGTTGTCTGCAGTCAAGGCCACGAGCGTGGCTACGGGGGTCAGGATCATCGATGCCTGGAATGCGAGCATCCGGCCGGGTGTTGCCACTTGGTCGATTGTCATGCTCACCCTGGGCGAGTTTGCAGTGATCACGATCAGTGACAACAGCCTCTCGGTCTGTTCGGCGGCGCTGGGCATCTACCTGGCCGATCGGGCTTTGCTCAAGCGGGGAAAGTGACATGGATGTGACCGAGGCCCTGGCCGTGGTGATGGCGATGTGCTTGCACTTTGAGGGGCTCTATTTGCGGCCCTACCTTTGCCCAGCCGGTGTGCCCACCATCGGCGTGGGCTCCACCAGATACTTGGATGGGCGCGCGGTCAGCCTCGCTGATCCGC